TTACGTCTTCCCAATGAATTAATGGGAAGCCGTAACAATATAACAAAAGAAATTAATGAGTGACTTAATAAACAATCACATAAGAAAGCCGTATGGCACCAACATTCAGATTTAACGATCGATTCTACAAATGAAAGCCGAATGGCACCTACATTCAGACGACTTCGCCAAGTGTATTACTGTCTAATACACAAACACCTCCGGCAACTCCTCGTAACAGGCACGATAGGCCTCCTGCGACGACAGCGCCGTGGCGATGGCTGGCGCCATACTCTCAGCTGAGAGTTGGTCCAGACCATAACGCACGCGCACCGCAGGGCCCAACCCAGCTGTGTTCACTTGGTTAAGATACACAGCACCGGCGTCACGTGCACTCACGTACCTCTCCTCCCAACATGGATCGTCTGCTGGCACGGGTTGAGATCGCTTCTCGATCCACTTAATTGGGTCAGGCACCATCGAGATGTAGTTCAGAGCGTCCTGCACGAGAATAAAGTGCGAAGCAAAGTACGGATGAGCTGTTATATACATCTTTGCAGATAAATTGAACACCTCCGCCAGTACCAACACAGCTGCCTCGCACTCACCCATCTTACGCACTGCGATAATAGAATCATCGCCCATGAAGACCGCCCACACCACCTTCGAGAAGGGATACGCATAAGAACAAGAAAGGATATTCAGCAAGACGTTGCCGAACGCCGTCGTAGCGTCGCCGGACTTGCGTTGATACCGCAGATGCACACTCAGACCCGTCGTGAACGAATGCAACGTGCAATCAACGTGCCCTTGCATCCACTTCTCCAACAACTCGCGATTCATCCCTAACTGCTCGAAAACATACTGTTCCAAGCGAAAGATAAACGCGTCCTGCGACTTATCGTACTTGCTAAAGTCGTTTTCCAAATACGTCAGTACCTCGCCATAAGGATGAACGGCTCTGATAAAATCTCCGATGTCCTTCGTGTTCTTGATCAAGTTCACATGGACCTCCGGCAACAGCAAAGACAGAAACCGGTCCCGCACAACGCGGAATATGGAACTGTACAAGCTCGACAAAGCCTTCTTGTGATAAACGATAGTCTGCGCCTCTGTGCGCTGCCGCAACGGTTTATCACTCATTGTTGGCTTAACATCAGACTTCAACATGACTATATAATCGCTGACGGTCATCTCACCGAGGCTTTGCGACATCTCCTGCAACTCGAGCTGCACCGCCTTGAGACTAGCGGGAGTGGCCTTCGCCATCCACTCGCGATACGCCGACTCCTCAAGCCCAACCTGCTCGACCTGAAACCGCTGCAACTTCTCTCGAACATCATCAGCGCACATGACGTCTAGGAAACGGTCCCAGATCTGGGGAATCAACTCGTCCTCCTGCGGCAACGACACCTTCGGTGCGGAAAGGTTTCGCGCATTCACTGCCGACAACAACTCACGCGCACCATCTTGTCTCTTCGGCGCACCAAGAGCTCCGATTTTCGACCTATAGTAAGACCTAGGCTTCGGTGGATCGTCCATGACTCGAGGTATCTTCATATAGTCCGCCACCAAGAACCGATCTTGATCGTCGTAGTACAGTGAAGCTTGATCCCTATCAAGGGGCTGTTCAGCCAGCCCGGGAACGAAATGCTCATAGGCCAAATTCATCGAACTAACATAATCCGGATCATACTCGTAATCTTCGCCTTGCACCGCAGCATCGGTGACCCTTGGCGCAACCAAATGCGGCAAGACCCACCGATCGCTACTTGGTTCATCCATAACGTTGAGGGTACGGATGTCCGACATAATTGCCTCCTGCAACTCCGCTGCCGCAGCAGGGCCAAGCACGACCTCGGAGGCCGCCGCAACCTGATCGACCTCACGAGTGTACGACGTCTCCGTGACTACTTGTCCCAGCGACCTCACCCGGTCGATGGGAACAGCCACTGCCTTACCAAACTCGCTAATATACTTAGCGACAACGCCGCCACGGAACCGCGTGCACCGCGTGTCCACCACACATGAATTGGCTAGCTCACGCGACCAATCCGTGTGTTGCGGCCCATTGACAGTGCGCCACCTCGACACAACAGTTGAGAACTCCTGATAAACTGGAGCGAACACAAACGTCGGTTGCAGCGAGCCCACGCTATCAAAGGCCCTATGAAGCCAACCACACAGATCCGCGACCCAGTTACCCGCCGCACCCAGAGTAGACTCCCACGCAATCGACACGACCCAAGTCGCCACGGCCTTCACTCTAGCCACACGACCGGCTGCGCCGAAACCCGCGACCGCCTTCAAATGATCCATCAGCTGGCGCGTTAACTCACCAGTCTCATACCTATCGACGAAGGCCCGTGCGAACACAGCTCCGACCAACGACGAGTGCAGACGCGGTACGTTACCCACGGTAACTGTCGAACCCTCTACGACTACCCTGTCCATAAGTTTAAGCTGGCGCCGCAACGCGTACCGGGTAAAATTCTCCTTTGGCAGCC